CCAATTTTCCTTGGCGTGGCGGTCGAATCTGCTCTGAATGGTGACTCTATAGCCGTAGATTGCGTGCGTCAGCTGACGCTCGTCTTCTATAAACTGGAGGTTGATTATGGGCGAGAGAAGGAGCAACAATTCCTTATCAACTTTAAAACAGTCGATAAGAATTTGTTATCTGTTTTTGATAGCGTCGACACTTTTCGCGACGACATCATACAACAGATGGGGAGTCTCATCCGAAGGATCCTTTGTAATTCAGATCCTCTGGATATTATTCCCTCTCACGGCAGCGGTGCAACCGCTTGCCGCACTCCTAACTGGAGAAAACACCATCGAGAATTGCATTATTATGCAAAACTTGATGCTGTCTATCCATACTCTGACTATTTCTTTTACAATCATACTCATCTTGTCGATGAGCTTGATCGGTTAGAGAGTAGTCTGCCTCAATCAGTCCCTAGGGCACGAGTTTGCCTCGTCCCGAAGGATTCTCGAGGTCCCAGAGTAATTTCATGTGAACCTGCTGAATTTATGTTTATTCAGCAGGGGATCATGAAGAGACTCTATAAGACCATAGAGACCCATAAGCTCACTTCTGGTTTTGTGAATTTCACAGACCAGACGATAAACCGGGAGCTTGCGCGTCGCTCGTCGAAAGGCGAGATACCGCTGGCTACGATCGATTTATCGGACGCATCTGACCGTGTTTCCCTTGAGCTAGTAAGGCGTGTTTTTCCGCCAAACTGGTTCGAGGCCCTTGAAGCTTGTCGCTCCGAGGAGACGGTATTGCCAAATGGTGAGGTTATAAAGCTTAACAAGTTTGCCCCTATGGGCAGTTCTTGTTGCTTTCCAGTTGAAGCACTCGTCTTTTGGGCGTGTGCGGTGGCAACTATACGTACCCTAGGGATATCGAGAGATATACCCAACGTGTACGTTTACGGTGATGATATCATTACAGATTGGTTTTATTACGAGTCTGTAATGAGAGGCCTTGAAGCGGTTGGACTTCTTGTCAACCGATCTAAGTCCTATTGGAAAGGTCCCTTCCGAGAATCTTGCGGTGGTGATTATCATAATGGTTATGATGTCACTCCCGTTCGAGTTAGGAAATTCCTTTCTAAATCACGTACCTCTGTTGTAACTAACGCGGACTTGTGCAATCTCTTGATTGCTAAGTTTGGATATGCGCAATCGTCGTCTCTTATCTCAGTTATTGAGACTGAGGGCGGTTACGTATATCCCCGTACTGAGTTGCCGCTTCCTGCGACAATTCAGTCTTCTCCGGGCGCTAGTAATGACGTTTTCTTTCGTCGAAAATATAACCAAAATTTTCAACGATTTGAATACCGCATCCTCACATGTATCTCTGAATCAAAACAGAGGCAACCTCCTAATTGGGAGGAGCTGTTTAGAAAACAGCTTTGTAAGGACCGGGTCTACAACAATTCCCCTAGCGGGGGCCTTTCCGTGAAGTATGAAAATCCTGTTGGAAAACTGGATGATCATGCGGATCCGGGCTGGTACACTGATCCCCACTCAGTCGTAACAAAGTGGGTTTGGACATGGCTTGGTTAAGCCATACCAGTACTTCTTCCGCGTCCCGGTGAAAGCCGGGGCGTAAGAGAATACTCATGGGGGCGG